AGGCATTAACAACTTGCTGGGGGTCAGTGACAGCAGTGCCAACCGTGTTTGCAACAGCGTTAGACAAGGCTTTTGCAGTCGCCTCATTAAGACCTAGAGTGTTCTGGAAATACTGCTGAATAGGCCCAGTAGACTGTTGCGTGATGTAAGACACCGCCGCAACCTCAATGGCTTTAGCAAGGCTATCCCCGCTGATTAAAGCCCCAGCACCGTTAATTAACGGAATAAGCTCTGGTTGTTGAGCAATCAAAGCGGCTGCATCCGCAATCAAAGTAAAGATCTGACCAAACTCAGCATTTGCTTGTTGGCCCTTAATATATTCTTGTGCAGACTGTTCACCTGCCGCAAGAGCTTGATTGCTTATGTTGGCAATCTGATCGGCAGAAACACCGTTCTGTTGTAAGAATTGAGTGGCTTGCCCAAAAAAATTAGTATAACGTGACTCAAAATCAGGCGTCAGTTGACCAAGATATGCTATTTGAGCGTAGTTTGTTGCCGCTTGAAGATATTGATTTTCTACAAAAGAAACAGGATCGGCTATAGCGGAACTAAGTTCAGATATGACTTCTCTAAGTTCTTCAGGCCAAGGTACTGGCCCAAAAGCCCCTGTATGCTGTTGCAACCATATATCGGCGAGTTTTAGTTGTAAGTCATCCGCAAGATTTGGGATGGCATTAACTTGAGCTGACGTATAGCCCAATGATTCTATGAATTGATCTAAATCTATGGATTGATCTGAAGCCACTTACGTCACTCCTAAAGATGCCGCTATCTGCTCATGTATCGTCTGGTGAACGCCTATCCAGTCGTAGAAGTCGCTCTCAACATTAAAATCTGCGTCTAACAACTGGAACGGATTATCCAGCCCCAAGATCTTAGCTACAGCCTCATGCTGCTGATTATGTAGCAACAACCAGTCATCCAAGTTTTTGGGGTCTGCGTCGAACAAGGGGTAATCTGGGGTCGCCTGTCCCCGACGCATCATTGTTTCATAAAACACCCTGTGCTGTATAGCGTTGTGGAACAAAAACTCTTGTAAACCGTCTATATCGCCAAACTCTACATACGATAGGGCGTCTAAATTGATACCAGCGTTAGCAGCCCCAGAAGCCAAGTTGTTAGGCTGGACATTGACGTTCTGTGGAACACTGACAAACATGTTCCACGTATCGTTACCCTCTTGTATAGGGGCGTTGATAGCGATTGTTTGCTGGATATTTCCTGCAAATACGTCAGCACCATCAGTGTCATTAACTCTGACGCTGATAAGAACGCTCTCTGTTGCTAGGAAACTGTCAGCACCATCTGTGTAATTAAGTCTTGCACTTGCTAGCGGGTTAACAGCCGCAGACAGAGTATCTGCACCATCTGTTGTGTTTATAGAGGCCGCAACAGTGCTGGTAAAGGTAGCAGACAGCGTATCTGCCCCGTCAGTGGTGTTAATACTGACACTAGCAACAACAGACAAGTTGCCCGCAAAAGTATCTGCGCCATCTGTGTACGTTAGAGACGCACCCGCCACAGGGCCAGCACTACCCGTGAACGTGTCTGCACCATCCGTGTACGCTAAGCTAACGCTGGCTACAGGAGAGAAATTGCCAGCAAACGTGTCAGCACCATCTGTAACCGTGATGGACGGGGTGGGATCAGGGTTGACGTTAACCTGAACTGTGTTTGTCCAAGCAACAAGGGCTGAGCTGTTATTCGTCCACGTTACAGTGGCAGAACTGTTGTTTATCCAGCCAACAACATAAGATAGAGGCTTGGTAGAGCCTAGATAGTCTGCACCGTCTGTAACGGCAACTGAGATTGACGGGCCAGCCATCTATAGACCCGCCCTTTCATCAAGCACCGTAGGCTGTAACCGTGATGCTGGTTATCGTACAGGTCTGACCTGTAGCAATGTTGGTGTTAGTAAGAATCATGTCAGCACCAGATGTCCCGCAAGTGCCCTGCACGACGCAACTGTTGGTGTTAGTCGTGTTAAAGATGCGGAAATAGCCTGCTGTGCCAGATGCTGTAGCGTTGGCGTTACCGATAGCATTGGCGTAGAGCACGCCGTACATCAACGTGTATGTCAGCCCTGTAGGTGTACCAGCAGTGGTAGTGACACCAGATCCACCTTGTGTTGTAGACAGAGTGGCGGTAGTCGTGCCGTTGGTGGCAACGATAAAGTACAACGTACCAGCAGAGTTGTAGCCTGAGATGCTACCTGATCCACCGAATGTGCCGCTGATAAGCACACCCATACCTGTAGCGACAGTGGCTGCACCAGCAGACAGGGTGAAGGAGATCTGACCAGCAGTTCCTGTAATTTGCAGGCTGGACATACCGCCGTTGGTGGAGGTCAGCTCTGAGTAACCAAACGGGGTATTGCCCGTAAAGGTGACTAGAGCTGTACCAGAGTTGGCAGCACCAGCGTTAGATGGCAGAGATCCAGTAAAAATTGTTACGGACGCTGCGTTGCCGATGTCGGTGTTCAACGTCGCCATAGCGTTAGAGCGGTGAACAATGGAATACTGAATAGCCATCTAATTCTCCTAGTGAAACAGGTTGCGTAACTTAGTTAGAAGGCTGAACCGAAGCCGAGTCAGCGGCTGGCTGGTCGGCAGGCGCAACAGGAGCTGGCGCTTCAGCTACAGGAGCGGGTGCAGAAGCATCCACAATAGGATCGGCAACAGCAGGAGCTGTAGCGGTATTGACAGCAGGAACAGCAGCAGGAGTAGCGGCATTTGCTTGTGCTTGTGCTTGTGCAACCAGTTTCTTAATGTGTTGCTGATGACCAAACACCTTTGCTTCTAGTGCTTGAATGATGTCACGCAACTCTTCTTCAGTATGCTCGAAATTAAACATTTTGTATCCTCGGTGAATACCCGATATTGGGCATCATGATTGTACTTAAGCAGTTACCCAAGGCAAGGGTGGTTGCGTAGTGGCGGGTGTAATCTGAGCAGCCAAGTTAGCGTTAATAGCAGCCTCGGTAGCTTCTTGGTTCACGCCGTTTTCCCAACACCAACCAACCACTTGAGCTTGGGTCAGTTGAGCAAATGGGGTGAAAGAGCCTCCAGCTTCTGGCTCAGGAAACGAGCAAGTGCCATAGATGCTGTTGCTAAAGTCTTTGCCATTAGCGGTTTCCCAACCAGTAGCACGCCATCCAGCGGTCAGAACCACTTGGGTAAAGCCGTTAATGGTTTGGGTAGATTGGTCAAGCCAATCGATAGTCCAGTTGATGGTAGTCATGATTAGCCTTTCAATTAAATAGAGGTAATGGTCTGCCATGCAGAACCACTATAAACGCAAAGTTTTGACAAAGTTGTATCAAAAACAACGAGACCAGCAGCAGGGCTACTAATTGCGTTCTTTTGAGTTGTTGTCATGTTTGGGAAGCGAACGCCTTTAGTGGTGCTTTGAGCATCAAAAATTGCAGAAGCACTAGGCGTAACCCCTAGTCCTAGGTTGCCGCCGTTAGGTTGCAATACAAGTGAGTTGGTAATACCAGCATTAGTTACATAAGCAGCGGAAATCCAGCCGTATGATGTTGCCGTAGTTCCAGAATCGTATGTGCCAATGTTAATTCCTGTTCCGCTTGAACCATTGCCAATTACAAGACCAGAATTCATGTTCCCAGAAGATGCTGGCGCAGCCATTGAATTTACATTCAATTTGCCATACATCGTTGAATACCCAATACCCAGACCTGTGCTGGTCAGGCGCATTTGTTCGGAGCCAGTAATGTTGAACAGAATCGGGTAATTGTTATCGTTGGTGATGTTTGCAACTTGGCTAGTGTTGTCCCATCCCATGTAGAACTGTCGAGTTCCAGACGAATAAGTCTCAAACTGCTTGTATCGACCAGAGCCGTCAATTTTTACAACAGTTGCGGTGGCACTATTTGATAGCCCAAGGTTTGTCCCATCAAACGTCAGCGCAGAACCCGTAGTCAGCACCTTAGAGCCGTTCAAATAAGCTACACCGTTGGCTGTGCCGCCTGACAACGTAGTCGTAGAACTTGCTGACAAAGTGGTGAACGAACCTGCTGCCGCAGTTGTGCCACCTATTGCAGGAGGAGAAGCCAGGTAAGTGCTAAACCCCGTGCCTGACACCGTGCTAGAGGCCGACAACGTGGTAAACGCACCCGTGCTAGCAGTAGTAGCACCCACAGTTGTACCGTCAATACTGCCACCAGTGATGACTGCATTGCTTGTAGTGACGTTACCCGTAAAGGTAGAGCCTGTTAGGGTTAACCCTGTAACAGTTGTGGTGGTATTACCCAGATACAGGTTAGTGCCACCTAGCGTGATAGCGGTAGCAAAATTAGAGTCCAGTTGCGACAGCGGGATAGAGCTTGTCGCGGTAGCAAAGGTATACGGTACAGACATCTTAGAACCTCACTCTTAATTCATGTTCAAACTCAAACGTGTTCACTGTGAACGGTGACGAGTTTGCAGTCAATGTTAAACCCAAGTATTTGCCATACTGTTGTGCGTCTGACTTGTACAGCGCATAACCAGCAGAGAAAGTCCACGCAACAGTCGCACTACTATTGTTAGTCCAGCCTATAGTGTTACCAACATTATTAGTCCACGTAACGTAGTTGTTAAGTGTGTAAGTAGGACTACTGCCAGTCTCACTATCCACCGTCACCATCAGGCTAGTAGCGTTCGTAATAGTCGCTTCGATAGCAAACTTCAGTGCTTGCTTAGTACGAATAGCATCCTGCATAGGTTGCAGCGCAGTCTGCACGTACATAGGCACATTTACAGACTGTGAAGCATACAACTGGTACAAGTTAGTGCCATCTGTGCCGTACAAGTTGATCTTGCCTTGATAAGGAGCAGAAGTGACGTTTGTCAGGCTACCCTGGGACGACAAAAACCATTTTTTTTCAAAAAACACTGCTTGTATAAAGCGAGGTGAGCTTGAGTAGCCCTGACCACCCGTGTACCAGAAGTTAAAAGCCGCACACAGCAGGTTGTTGATAATGACTTGCCCACCAGACACCTGGTAGTTGGTAAAGTCTATATACGGGAAGATGTTGTCCAGCGGATCTGAGATTTTTGACGTTGTAGACCCCACAAGAGAGTACACACCGTAGTTATTCATCAGCAAAACAGACCGGAAATACGGAAAAACAGCGTAAGAAAGCTGTGTACCAATACTTGCAGACACGTTTGTGTTCGTAAACACGGTTGTACCCGTGCTCGTCACCTGCAAGTTGGAAAACACGTTAATACTGTCTGGCCCAAAGATATACAAGAAGTTGTTGGCAGAAAGCAGACTGTTGATATTGCCCGTTAGCGTCGAGTCAGTAAGCGTCAACGACCCCGCAGAAACAGATGTGAAGTCTGAGAAGGACACAGAAGAGGAATACGTGACTGTACGACCCTGTGCAACCCAAACACGACCAGAAAATGAGGCCACATCTACTATAGGATTGCTGTTTAGCACCACAACACCAGTTGCGTTAGCCCCCTGACCTTGGGCAAAGCTAATAGTAGGGGGGGTTGTGTACCCCGTACCAGGGTTAGTCATGATGACTTGAGTAACTGCACCCCCCGACACGATGGCTGTAGCGGCAGCATTAGCTCCGTTACCCCCCGTAATTGTCACTGGGAAAGAACCGTTAGCCCCGTAACCTGCCCCACCACCCGTTACTGCAATCGCTACAGTGCCCGTTTTAAAGGTAGACAACTGGCAGATAGCAGTAGCAGCCGTGCCATTACTGGCTGTGATGATGGTAGAACTTACTGTCTGAGATACGCTGACCACCCAGCTAGATCCTGAGCCGCTGACAATGGTTGTGCCAGCAGTAACACCTGTGCCTGACAGGGTAGCACCCACCTGCATAGCCCCTGTAGAGGTGCTGTTGATCGTCAGTGTTGTGCCAGATATGCTGCAATTCCCTGTAAAAACAACAGGTTGAGCCATCGTAATAGTAGGTGAGGACGTATACCCACTGCCACCGTTGGTGATGGTAATTGTGTTGACCGTACCTGTGTTTAGCACCGCAGTCGCATTAGCACCAGACCCCACACCAGAGATTGTGATGGTAGGTGGAGACAGGTATCCTGACCCTGCGTTAGACAGCGTGATGGCAACAACAGCATTAGCTTGAATAGTGGCATACGCTACAGCTTGCACACCGCCTGAAACAGTAGGTGCAGAGATGGTGACAGACGGTACAGATGTGTATCCTGAGCCACCAGAGCTGAGCGTGATGTAAGAAATGCCGCTAGCACCTGTTGTGATGGTAGATACAGCGGTTGCTTGCACACCACCAGTCTGATCTGGGGGCGTAATCGTGACTGTAGGAGCTGTAATGTAGCCAGCACCGGGGTTTGTGATGCCGATAACACCTACAGAGCCTATAGAGACAAGATTAGCCCCATCCCAAGAGAACAACCCGTTATTGGGGTCTCCTATAAGGGCATACTGGTTGTTAAATTGAGTTGCAGTAACACCTGAGCTGCTAAACGTACCACTAGAGGCCACGTTACCCGTTGTGCCAGCAGGAGTGCAATACTGTGCAGCCCCGTTAGCCTCAGCAGCAAAGATGTATTCGGTGTTGTTAATGTTAAACGAGGTGAGATAGCTAACTGTGTTGCTAAAAGCACCCGTCTTGATGGTCGTCTGACCTGGTACAACCCGCAAATTACCGTAGCCTACAGGCTGGACGTTCTCAATCCACGAGAACTCCTCTGTTTCGATAGCTGTACGGTTGGCCTTGGTGTTTAGACCTTTAAAGCTCTTAATGACAGCATAGGACTTTTTTTGTTCTGATGCTGCCATGTTTAGAAGTAAGAGTAAGCGTCAGGGATACGTCGCGTGAATACAGAGTTCAACACAGCTTGGATGTGCTTGATGTACTCTTGCTTGTAAATCTCGGCCTCCCCGTAGCTTTGCTCCTTGTATTTTGCCTTGTATGCGGCATAGAACACTACAGGAGTTGTGTACGGGTCGTTTATAGGGTCTACAGCACTCGGATTAGACAAAGTAAGAGGTGTAGGCAGCAAAGTGGTGTCCACTTCGATGTAATAGGCTTGATCCGGCACAGGAGAGATGTAAAGCGTCTGCTGACCGTATGTTGAGAAGCAAACAGGGCGTCCAACATAGTTTTGCCAGTAACGGAGCTGTGCGTTGAACTCAGTCCAGTTCAAATTGCGTAGTGGGATGCGTGAATTGCCCCAATACAGCGTCACATTCAGAACATCAAGCGTTTGTGTGCCCGAGGGGAGACTTGCGTACTGAATTTGCTCAGCAGGCTGAACATACTTAAGGGTAGCAGTACCGTCTGCAAAAGCAGTTGCTGGGGGAAACACGTTGTTTTGAGTTGGGTAAGCTGGCGCTGTAGAGCCAGATGTTCCCGACGTTTGGTACTGATAGATAAATACATTGTTGAATACGTATTGACCCGCAGTAACAGCCGTGTTTGCGACCCAGGCGGTTGCAGGAGTTTGGTTTGTGGAGTTGCCTGCGTAAGGATTGTAGGCAGCGATAGGCGTAGAGAGTGGTTGACCCACACCTGCGCCTTGAAGTGTTCTTAGACAGCCAGTGTCACGACATACACGCTGACGAGCGTCGTTAATGTCGTTGGTTAACTCTTGTTGAGTCCAAAAGTTATTGTTCTGATCGTGCAGGATTGTCTGCAAGTCAGTAAGGTAGGACGACAGAGTTGCCATGTATTACTCATTTTATGCTGCACGACGAGAGACTTTTCCCCCGCTCCGGCCTTCACCGGATTGGGGTACTAACTCTACCACCGAGGGTAACGAGTGGTTCTGCTTAGGAGCTTCTGAAGAAATCTCAAACTTCTCCAGCATTTCCAGTCCTTTTTTCAGTTCTGCCCGAGATTGAATCCAACCTAGACGTGCTAGCTTTTCTTCTTTCTCTTTGTCTGTCATTCCGACACCAAAAACATGACGAGCAATCTCAAACGGCAACTCTACAGTTGTGTCCTTTTTAAACTCGTACATGACACCGTTCCAACCATCGGTCAGTTCAATGTCGCTTTTATTGGTGACGTAGACATTAGGCATTAGAAACTCACAACGTCGCCGTATACTTGGATGCTGACCACGTTACCGTTACCGGACGCAGTACCCACATTTACGTACAAGGCATTAGTGTTATAACCAGACACAACATTGCCGGTATAGGGCGATGCGATAGTCAAGTCTTGATATGTACCCGTACCAGTCAAGTTGGCAAGGGCAACAGCCGCAACAACAGCGTTGCTGGCATTGCCATCGTTACTCGTGGTAATAGACACGTTAGCGGTAGAGACGGAACCAGTGGGGTTATTCACCGTGATACGACGAATAATGACACCACCGGAACTGCCCACATTAGCGCCCTTGGTCAAACCACCAGACAGAATTGGAATGGTAACTACAGCGTTACCAGTCGTATTTAACTGAGTGGCTTGTACAGAAGCAATGCGACCACCGCCAAAGCTGTCCAGATAGTACTGTGCAACTGAATCTGGATTAGCCATTTAGCTCTCCTTAAGAGTTGTAAGTACCGCTAGCGGCTTGACCACCATTGACGGTAGCCAGAGTCATCGTAGTAGCGGTAGCAACGGTCACGTTAGCGCGGACGTTCACGCCATCAGAGATGATGACGCCACCAGTGTTGTTAGCCAACAGAGTAGACCAAGTAGCAGTGCTGTTGCTTGAGTTATAAGCAGACACAGCTTCGATGGTCACGTTGCCAGTGGGGAACGCCAGGTAAGTACCGGCGGGGATCAGGACGGTTGCGTTGTTGGCGGTAACGCTAGTCAACTGCCAATACGCACCAGGCGTGTTGGTAGAGGCGTTAGCCAGAACGATTTTATTTAAACCAAGTGCCATGACTATTACTCCTTACAGTGAGAGAGAGTTGTAGTTGTACACACGAGACATCGACTTGGGCTTGGTGCTAATCAACTCAGCAATCATAAGCACAGCGCCGACGTAACCAATCTGCCAGTTGGGAAGAGTGGACTCGAAACCAGTGAACACAAACGAACCTTGCTCGTGGATGTACAAGCTCAGATAGTTGGTGTTAATAAAGTACACAGTACCTTCGGGGCAATATGGATCGGGGTAGATTGGCACACCAGCAACCATCAAAGCGCGGAAAGCGGCTTGAGGGCCATTGCCATCACCGTCGAAACCAGAACCGGGGGTGATAACGTACTGCTCTTGGCCCACAAAGTCTTGTGCCAACAGAGTCCAAGTACCGAAACCGCAAACGCCGAATGAAGGCATTTCAGCACCCTTCTTAACAGTACCAGAGATGTACTGCAAGATGTTTTGACGGGTGGGGTTCACGTTACCAGCGTTATACACCTTCGACTGCCACCAAGTGTAGGTGGAGCGGTTAATGTTACCGTAGGTTTGCAAGTTAGTACCGTCGTCAATAGCACCAGGCAAACCAATAAATTGTTGTTGGTTGGTGGTGTTGGTGTACAAAGCGGTAGCCATAGCGTCCATCATCACGTTGGTAGCATCGTTCATACGAGCTTCGATCAACGGGATAATGGCAGCGTCTTGCTGCGCGACACCTTCCATACCCAGGAAAGGCACGGGAGCGATCATCAACTTCAAGTTGTACTCGGCGTTAAACGCACCTTGTTGGACTGAAGGCTGGTTGAAAGAACCAGAATAGTCAGACCACTGGGCGTTCACAAACTGTGCGCCTTGCACGGGAACCGTGACAGAGGACACACCGCCGGATGCTTGTTGGCTGTTAGCGATAAGCGCAGCCATCAGCGGGGTTGAGTTATAAAGCTGGACGACCAGCTTTGGGATAAAGGCCCGGCGCGTTACGTACGTTAATTCCGTATATTGCGACGAACCTGTTGCCGGGAGAATCCCGCCACCAATAGCCATAGCAAACTCCTAAAAAATAAAAAAATAGCATCTCAACTAAGAGATGCCGCCTACCCTCTTACAACCCAATAGGCCGCGTAGGTTTACGCAGGTCATTGAGTGCATTAAACGCTTCGTTACGAGCTGCCGCCTGCGGATTCTTCCAATATGCGTTCAAGTTAAAGTTCTTGACTGCACTTGGGTTGTAACCCGTAGATGTTGGAACGGCTGCTTGCTTCATCCACGCATGATACTGTGCTGCTGTCTCATGATCGGAGATTTTCTTCTCCAACATGATTTTTTCTACGTCTGCGATGTCGTCTTCAGTTGCCAAACCCTTTTTAACAAGGCTTTGACGACGACGCTCTAACTCCTCCATAGCATCACGCTCACGCAACTTAGCTTGAAGCTGTGCGTTTTCGTTTCTGATCTGGTCAATGGCAGAATTGGTCTTGTCCTCGATCTCCAATTCAGGAATTGGCAAATCAGGATTGACTTTCTTGGTCAGACGCAGAAACTCTTTGCGAGTTTGTGGATTTTCAGCCAGTTTTTGAGATAGCGAAGCTAACTCGTCACGGGCTTCCAGAGATAAATTTTCTAAAGACATAGTATTACCCTCTTAGCAAAAATTAGATAACCTTGCGGCCATCACCAGGTTTTTCGACACGCATTTTGTTCTTGTCGTATTTAGAAGCACCTGACAAGCCACCCAGTTGCGAATAACGAGGTGTGTTAGTAATTTGACCGTGTTGCTGATTGTTGTCTGTAGGACGACGAGGAGCGCCACCGGCTTTGGGTTTGTACAAGTCCATGATATTTCCTTACATTGGGGATTGAGGTTGACCTCCAGCCATAGCTGGAATTCCAGGAATCGGCGCTTGAGCCATAGCCTTGCCCTCTGGGGTTGCGCCACCAGCTTGAGGGAGGGTTTGTAGCATCTGAAGAATCTCAGATTGCTGCAATTCGTTAGTTTTGTTCTTACGAGGGCCAAGCGTTTTGTTGATAGCACCAATAGCTGCCAACACTGCCTTGCCTTCTTCAGAATCAGAGCCAATAGCAGGCAAAGA